CAGCTTGCAAGCGTACTGTCATCAATTGAATCTCACCTTGGTGGTTCGAATCCATCCTCTACAGCAATATTAGGTTGACTGGAATGGCGTACTCTTAACTGTAGAAAGGGCAGTACGTGATCGGTTAGAAATGCCAGTCGTAAAAGCAGATGTCCACGCACCCATCTTCTGCTTTCCTAAACTTATTAAATATAAAACTATGGTACAAGACGTTTACACAGATTATGAAATTAAAGAGTTTGCAGCAGTTGACCCTCTATCAGATATTGATGGTTATATGCATGATTGGGTTTTCCATTTTAATCCTTACACTAAACTATGGAATGCTATTCCTAGAGATTTGTATACTAAATATTGGGACAATTGTGAATTGGATGGCGTATTACGTAGTAAAGATTTTAACACTCTTTTACATTTACTACATAAATGTAAAGGGGATGTGATTGACATACATAAATTAACCTCAACTAAGTAATTGGAACCTAACATATTTATAGAAGTACCCACTTATAATATTGATCACTGGACAGTAACTACTTTTTATAGTAGAGAAGAGTTTAGAGATTTTTTATTATCTGTTTTTAAAGAACCGGGTGAGTATAACTTTGACGAGACTAGTCAAATCTTTAATATTGAAGCTCGTAAGTTTCATAAGCAAGGATACTATTGTCCAGCTCCAGTAAAGAGTAAAGACTTTATAACTTATTGGGATGACCAAAAAGCTAAGTGTCGTAAAGGTATAATTGTCAAGAGTGTAAATGGTACTTGGTATATTAGTAGAGACTACTACATGTGGTTAAACTTTTTACCTATATATGATAAAGAAGAAAAAAGATTTGACTTTGCTAAGGTGAGAGATGCACAGTATCATATGGCACTATATGAGCATTTAGCTGAATTACATTATAAGCATGCTATTATACTAAAGAAACGTCAGATAGCATCTTCTTATTTCCATATGGCTAAACTAATTAACCAATGGGTATTTGAAGAAGGAGCTATTCTTAAAATAGGAGCTAGTCTTAAAGACTATATCAATGAAAAAGGATCTTGGAAGTTTCTTAATGAATATCGTAACTTTTTAAATGAACACACTGCATGGTATAGACCAGCTGAGCCTGATAAGGTGGGGGCGTGGAACCAGCAGATTAAAGTGAGAGTTAACAATCGTGATACGTATAGAGGATTAAAATCTACTATCAACTTATACTCATTTGAAAAAGATCCAACACATGGTGTCGGTGGTCCTGTAACTTATTTCTTTCATGAGGAAGGAGGCATTGCTCCTAAGATGAATGACACCTATGGATTTATGAAACCAGCACTTAAGTCTGGACATATCATCACAGGTCAGTTTATTGCAGCAGGATCAGTTGGTGATCTTGATCAATGTGAACCAATGAAAGAGTATATCTATCATCCAGAAGAAAATGGATTTTATGGTGTACAAAGTAATCTTATAGATAAAGACGGTGCTCCAGGTGTAATAGGACTTTTTATTCCTGAACAATGGTCTATGCCACCTTATATAGATCAGTATGGTAACTCTTTAGTAAAAGAAGCCTTAGAAGCCCTAGATAAGGAGTTTGAGAAGATGAAGAAGGATCTTGATCCAGGAGCATACCAGCTTACCATTTCTCAGCATCCTAGGACCCTTGAGGAGGCTTTTGCGACACGTAAGGTAAGTGTGTTCCCTCCACATCTAGTTGCCAAACAAATGCAGCGTATCCAAGATAAGGAGTATCCAGTGGAATATCTTGAACTCTCTCGTAACGATGAGGGTAAGATTATAGATAAACCATCTAGGAAGATTCCTATTATGGAGTTTCCTTTGTCTAAAAAGACAGAAGATAAAGAGGGAGTGATATGCATATACGAAAGACCTTCTAAAGATCCTCAGTTTGGTACATACTATGCTTCTGTAGATCCAGTTAGTGAAGGAAAGACTACCACCTCAGATTCACTATGTTCTATATACGTGTATAAGAATCCAGTGGAGGTTATAAAAGATTCAGGCAATGGATCAGTGGAAAGTAGTATTGAGCGTGACGGTATTGTGGCATCTTGGTGTGGACGTTTTGACGATCTTAATAAAACTCATGAGCGTCTAGAGATTCTTATAGAGTGGTATAATGCATGGACTATAGTGGAAAATAACGTAGCTTTGTTTATCCAGTATATGATATCTAAACGTAAACAAAGATATTTAGTACCTAAAGATATGATTTTGTTCTTAAAAGATATAGGAGCAAATCGTAATGTGTTCCAAGAATATGGTTGGAAAAACGTAGGTACGCTGTTCAAAGGAAACATTCTGTCCTATGGAATTGAATATACTCAAGAAGAATTAGATCATGAGACAAAAGAAAATGGAGATATAGTAAAAACAATATATGGTATAGAACGAATACCAGATATAATGTTACTTAGAGAGATGCAAGCATATAGAGATGGACTAAACGTGGATAGATTAGTAGCATTTTGTTCTTTAATAGCCTTTGCAAAAGTGCAACAATCTAACCGTGGTTTCTCTAAACGTATAGAAGTTACAAAAGAAAACTTGGATAACTCCCAAAAATTTAGTAAATTAAATTATAGTCCCTTTAGACATATTGGTAATTCTAAGGGTAACGGGCCAAGTATGAGACCACCTCGTAACCCTTTTAAAAATATGAGATAAAATAATATGGAAAATAAAGACTTACATGCCCAAAAGGTAACTATTCTTTCTAGATTGATTAAAGAAAGCTCTCTCACATTTGAGGAAGCTTTACTTATTTTGAAGGAAGAAGAGCCAAAACAGTCACCTGCACAGTTTCTAACTAGTGGTACTGGTACTGCATACATCCCTCCTTTAGGAACTTGGAGTACAACAGGGATGCCAACTTTTTTATCTATGACTGGCAGTGGTACTAGTTCTATTACAAATACAATTGCTGATAATTCAGCAGACTTAAATAACTAAATATCATGCAGATATATTCAGCAATGGATTTGAAAGCCGGTAAAAAGGCGGAACATAATAAGATGGGTACTCTTACCCAACCTATCCAATTTTTACCTGAGAAAGAGAAAGATGATGAATGGAGAGCTTGGAATCTAGACTGGTTAGAGTGGCAGGGTATGAAGCAACTTAGACGTAACGCTCGTAGATTAATGAAAAACTACAAGCTTGCTAAGGGTATCATTGACAAAACAGATTATATTGTAGAAGAGGATAATGAGATGGCGGATCTAATAGATACGCTAACTAAAGAAGATGAGTCTGCTTTAGAACTTAAGTTCTATCCTATTATTCCTAACGTTGTAAACGTATTATGTAATGAGTTTTCTAAAAGAAGCTCACGTATTATGTTTAAGGCTGTGGATGATATCTCTTATAATGAGCTTATAGAAGAAAAACGTAAGATGCTTGAGGATGTTCTTTTACAGGATGCTCAGCAAAAGATGATGATGGAAATCATGAATCAAGGTTTAGACCTTGAGGATGAGGAAGTACAGAAACAAGTTCAAGAACAAACATCTCCTGATAATCTAAAGAAGCTTCCTGAGATAGAGTCTTTCTTTCGTAAAGACTATAGATCTATGATTGAAGAGTGGGCGTCTCACCAAATGTCTGTAGATGAGGAACGTTTTAAATTACAAGAATTAGAAGAGCGTGGCTTTAGAGACATGCTTATTACAGATAGAGAGTTCTGGCATTTTAATATGATGGAGGATGACTATGAGCTAGAGCTTTGGAACCCATTGCTTACGTTCTATCATAAGTCTCCAGATGTTAGATACATCTCTCAGGGTAACTGGGTCGGTAAGATGGATATGATGTCTGTATCAGACGTTATTGATAAGTTTGGATGGATGATGAACGAAGAACAAATGTATTCGTTAGAAGCCATCTATCCTGTCCGTTCTGCCGGCTATGCTGTACAAGGATACCAGAATGATGGTAGCTATTACGATGCTACAAAATCACATGAGTGGAATACACAGATGCCAAGTCTTGGCTATAGACAGTTTTCGTCTTTATATGACACTAAGTTTGGTACAGGAGATATTGTAGAGTGGATCCTATCTGATTCAGAGGATACAATAGATTTTGGTAAGTCACATTTATTACGTGTATCCCAAATTTATTGGAAGTCTCAACGTAAAGTGGGTCACTTAACTAAAATTACAGAAGAAGGAGAAATCTTACAAGATATTGTAACTGAGGAGTTTAAATTAACAGATAAGCCTCAATACAATACAACATTGTATAAACAAAAGACTAAAGAAAACTTAATCTTTGGAGAACATATTGATTGGATTTGGATTAACGAAACTTGGGGAGGTATTAAGATTGGACCTAACCGTCCCGCATTCTGGGGAAATAATAACGCAGGTGGTATCAATCCAATCTATTTAGGACTTAATGGTGGTAAACCAGGAAGACTACCTTTCCAATTTAAAGGAGATGCTACACTCTATGGCTGCAAACTTCCAGTGGAAGGTTGTGTTTTTGGAGATAGAAATACTAGAAGTACTTCATTAGTTGATCTAATGAAGCCTTACCAAATAGGCTATAATATAGTGAATAACCAAATAGCAGATATCTTGGTTGATGAGCTAGGCACGGTTATCATGTTAGACCAGAACTCTTTGCCTCGTCACTCCATGGGAGAAGACTGGGGGAAAAATAATCTGGCTAAAGCCTATGTGGCAATGAAGAACTTCCAGATGTTACCGCTTGATACAAGCATAACTAACACTGAGAACGCTCTTAACTTCCAACATTATCAAGTGTTGAACTTAGAGCAAACTAATCGTTTGCTTTCTCGTATACAATTGGCAGGTCATTTTAAAAACCAAGCCTTTGAAACTATTGGTCTTAACCCACAACGTATGGGCCAACAGATTGCTCAGCAGCAAACAGCCACTGGCGTAGAGCAAGCTATGAATGCTTCTTATGCACAGACAGAGCAGTATTTTATTCAGCACTCTGATAACTTAATGCCTCGTGTACATCAGCTTAGAACAGACTTAGCTCAATACTATCATTCTAAGAAGCCTAGTGTTCGTCTTCAGTATATCACTGGTAAAGATGAAAAGGTTCATTTTGAAATGAATGGT